TGATTACACAATTAATGTAGGCGCAAGTGGTGCGGCCTCAACAACCATTAACGTAGCTGCTTCCAACGGCGGTAATTCATATATTCAATCTACTGCTTCACCTCATATCACAACGGACCCGTCTGGTGGTACGCCATCAAATGCAATTATTGCGTATGGCGGCGGTGGTGGCGGGACGTATGCTAGCAATGGAGTAGATGGGGGAAGTGGAGGCGGAGCGTGTGGTGCAACTGTTCCAGCACGTTCAGCAGGTTCTGGCAATACACCTTCCGCAACATCCTACGGCGGCAATGGTGCGCCTGGGCCGGTGAATCAAGGTAATAATGGGGGAGCCGCTCCGCAAATTGGTGCTGGCGAACAAGCCGGTGGCGGTGGTGGTGGGGCTGGTGCTTCTGGAGGCGCTTCCTCTGCGTCAGGTGGTGGATCGGGTGGTGCAGGTCAAGCATCTACGATTTCAGGGACTTCCGTTACTTATTCTGGTGGTGGAGGTGGTGGAGGCGGTAATGCTCCACAAACGGCTGGTGGCACAGGTGCGACAAACGCAGGGAATGGCGGTGGTGATGGAATAAGCGGTTCTTCTGCTCCAGCAAATTATGGTGGAGGCGGCGGTGGCGGCGGAAGAGTAGCAGCATCGGGCGGCGCAGGCGGCTCCGGTATCGTCATCCTAAAGTACACCGTACCATCACAAACGGTCTTTACCTTCAAAGGCACTACTACTTGGAAATGCCCGACAGGTGTTACCAGCGTTGACTATCTTGTGGTTGGTGGTGGCGGAGGGGGCGGTGCGAACTATGGTGCTGGCGGCGGGGCTGGTGGTTTTAGAACGGGAACAGCGGCTCAAGTTTCTGCTAATACAGATTATGTAATTACCGTTGGGGCTGGTGGGGCAGGCGGTATTGTTTCCCCAGCAACAGCGGCTGGAGCCGGTGATCTTTCGTCTATTGTTGGTGGATCGTCTCCTTCTCCGTTTGCAACACCTGGAATTGTTTCTGCTGGTGGAGGTAGAGGTGCTGGCTCTGGGGGTACTAGTGCAGGTAATGGCGGCTCTGGCGGTGGTGGTGGTTGGACTGGGGCAAGCTACACCGCGACTGCGGGAACCGGTAATACACCTTCACAACCGTCTGCCGGAGGGAATGGCGCACCAGCAGTTGCCTATCAAGGATTCAATGGTGGTGCTGGTTATTCTGGCGGTTCGCCGTTTGGCGGTTCTGGTGGTGGTGGTGGCGCAGGTGGCGCAGGTGGAGCAGGTTCTTCATCAACACCAAGAAAAGCAGGAGATGGAGGACTTGCTCAGGCATCAACAATTACAGGCTCTTCTGTAACTTATGCCGGTGGCGGTGGCGGTGGAAACGGCGCACCTTATGGTTTTATAGCAGGGCTTGGTGGAGGTACATCAACAACGGCTGATAAAGGTGGTGGCGGAAATGGTGGTACAGATGCAGCCGGAACTGCTGGAACAGCAAACACTGGAGGTGGTGGTGGTGGTGGCGGTGTAAACACTCCTGGAACATCTTTTAATGGCGGTCAAGGCGGCTCCGGTATCGTAATTATCAAAATCAATCAATAACATGACTACAAAAGTTTACAAATTTCTAGGCATTGATACAGCCATGCACTTGCTTCGTCCAGGTGCTAAATGGGAAATCAGTAACAACGTCTTTACTCGGTGGGATGATCCACGGCCATGCCCAAGCATTGAAGAAGTGTATTGGGTCATTGACAAGATCAGAGAGTTTGAGGACAGCATCCCTACTATTTACACCGACGAGCAACTGAAAGAGATGGGCATAGCCCGTGAGGAATTTGAACGTGCAGTTGCATAACCTATTCCCCATCCCTGTAGGCTTTGCAGAGCTTGGCAGACCCTTAAGCGATGAGGAGTTGTTCTTCATCCGTGAGCTTGAGACTCGGCCAAACATGGGTAACACCACAAGTACAGATAACTTCGTACTGCGTAACCCTGCGCTGACAAGCCTACGTTCGTTCATTGAAGATGCGGTATCGGATTACTTCAAAAGCACAGTCAATCCAAAGCACAACGTAAGCCTAAGAGTCACCCAAAGCTGGTGCAATTACTCAGAACCTGGGCAATACCATCACAAACACGCACACCCTAATAGCTACATCTCAGGTGTGTTTTATGTGCAGACTAATGCCAACGACAGGATTTACTTCTACCGTGATGGTTGGCAGCAGATCAAGTTCCCACCTGAGACGTGGAACCCGTACAACTCAGAGTCATGGTGGTTTGAAGCTACAGCAGGAAAGCTGATTCTGTTCCCATCATCACTGACGCATATGGTTCCTGAAGTCAAAGGCGATGACACAAGAATCTCACTATCGTTTAACACCTTCCCAGTCGGTGTCGTCGGGGAAGAAATGGACTTAACTGGATTAAAGCTGGAGGCGTAGATGGCTCACTTTGCCCGTATTGATGAAAATGGTGTGGTGCAACAAGTTGTCGTGGTGGACAACAAAGACACCTCTGATGCTTCTGGCGTAGAGAAAGAACATATCGGCGCAGCGCATCTTGAGAAGATTCTTGGCGGCACTTGGAAGCAGACAAGCTACAACGGCAACATCAGAAAGAACTACGCCGGGATCGGCTACACATACAGATCTGACATTGATGCCTTCGTGCCGCCACAGCCTTTTGCCAGTTGGATTTTGAACAACAACACGGCACAATGGGAGCCGCCCACACCCATGCCGACAGATGGAAAGATGTATAGCTGGGATGAAGCAACAACTAACTGGATTGAGATTCTAGGATAACAATGTGTTCGGCTTCTCAGCATTTGGTGGCGCAGCACTTGGTGCGACAGGCGAGAGCGGGTCTCCTCCCGTTACCGAAGGCTGGGGGTATGACACTTGGGGTAGTAATCCTTGGGGCGGACTTAGTAATGCGGTAATCACACCCGCAACGGCAGCGCTAACAGCCACAGGTGCGGCTCCTACTTTATTAGTTGGTGAAAATATTACTCCTACAACAGGAGTAGTTAGCCTTAACGGGCAAACACCAATAATAAGCACCAATACGTTTATAACCCCAGCGACAGGCGCAATAGTTGCTACAGGTGCGGCCCCAGTCGTACAAACAGATTTCTTTATAACCCCTGCGGCTAATGATTTAACCTTTACTGGTTATGCTCCGAACGTTGAGCGAAGTGCGATTATTACTCCTCAGACGGGGGCGCTTTCGTTTACTGGCGCAGCACCTACCGTACTTGAAGGACGAGTAGCTATTCCTGGTACAGCGGATCTTATTGCCGCAGGTGTTGCTCCAAGTTTAAATTCAACTATCCAGCCAACTTCGGGAACGGTAACAACACAAGGGTATGCCCCAGCAGTAAGCACAGGACAAGTTGTAACACCAACCGGTGGGGCAGTCATTGTTGGTTCGGCACCTAGTGTTGTTGTTTCTGGGCTTGTCATTACGCCATCGACCGGAGCAGTAAGTGCGGTAGGGGCGGCACCTTCAGTTATAAGAGGGGTTGCTGTACAACCAGCCTCTGGCGCATTGAGTTTAGTAGGTAATGCGCCTACAATTAACAATCCAAACTGGACACCAATTGATGATTCCCAGACCCCGAACTGGGGGAATATTGATGATTCTCAAACCCCGAACTGGGGCAGCGTTAATACTTCGCAGACACCGAATTGGTTGCCTGTTGCAGCATAGGAGCATTTCATGACTGTTAATCGTACAACCCTTTTGGATCTTCCCCTTCCGGTCACGGGGACTGAGTCTAATACTTGGGGGGATATCACTAATAACGGTTTGACTGAATACATGGACATTGCTATCGCGGGCATGTCTAATCTCACGAGTGCTGACTTCACAGCCGGTGCGTTAACGATTGAGACTACCGAAGGTAATGCTGCGGGGACAAGTATTTCGGCAACTAGCGCACAGTACGCAGGCTTCAGGGTCACCTCACTTGCTGCTAACTCCACGATCACGGTGGGCAATACGGGTACAAGCCCTGCTCGGTCTTACCGACTGATTAACGCAGACGCTACCTACAACCTGACGTTTAAGGCCACAGGCCAGACGGGTGTGACATTGCTCCCCGGACAGTCGGCTGTTGTTGCTTTTAACGGTACGGACTATGTGATTGTTGGCACAGTAGGCGCGGGTACTGCAACGGATAATGCTGTTGCTCGGTTTGACGGTACGACGGGTGAGATTCTTCAGAACAGTGCAGCAACGATTGATGACACAGGGGCAGCGACGTTTGTAGGTTCGGTCAATGTCAGTGGTACGTCAGCCAGTGCTGCGGATCTAAAGCTTTATGAAGATACCGACAACGGCACAAATTATGTGGCGTTTAAATCTCCGGCTTCGGTTGCTTCTAACGTCACTTGGACACTCCCCTCGACTGACGGTTCTGCCAATCAAGCAATTGTTACAAATGGTTCAGGAACACTTTCATTTGCCTCAGTAACAACCTCTCCCGGTGGCTCCACCACGCAAGTCCAGTACAACAATGCTGGTGCGTTTGGTGGGTCTGCGAACTTCGTTTGGGACAACAGTAACGTAAGGCTCGGGATTGGGACGAGTTCGCCGGCAGTTCCTCTTGACGTTGTTGCTCAAACTTCTGCAAGTATTGCCCGATTCAGAGGACGAAGCTCTGACAATATTGCCACTCTTGAGTGGTATGACAACACAAACGCTACCCGATACACATACATTTCTAGCGGACCTTCCTCAAGCTCGTTTTGGAATCAGGCTAATACACCAATGGCATTTGGTACGAACGACACCGAGCGGATGCGTATCACCTCCGGTGGTGTTGTTATGGTCGGCGCAACTTCTGCACATGGTAGCGAAAAGGTGCTCATCAATGGCGGAGGTACTAGCCCTACAGGCGATGGTTATCTAACTCTGAGGCGAGGAAGTGACGCATCAAGCGGTTCTGGGGTTGGTGTTATTGACTTTGCAGATACACGAACATCAAGCATCTATGCAAAAATTCAAGCAATCGCTGACGCAACACCCGGAACAAATGATTTTCCTGGCGCTCTTGTTTTTTACACCACAGCAGACGGGGCTTCATCAACCACCGAGCGGATGCGTATCGACTCCTCCGGAAGCGTAGGGGTTGGGGTAACACCTTCCACATGGAACACCGTTACTGCGGTTCAAGTCAAAAACGCAAGTTTTGCAGGGTATTCAACAACCAATGCCTACATGCTGCAAAACGCTTATTACGCTTCTGGTTGGAAATATATTTCTAACGGTGGGGCAGCTAGGTTTGAAATAAACGGTAGTTCCTACGAGTGGTCAGGAGCGGCATCAGGAACGGCAGGAAATGCAATTACATTCACCCCTTTTCTTACTATAGACAAAGATAAAACACTTGCCCTGCAAGGTGCTACATCAGCCACTGGCACAGGTATAGCCTTCCCCGCCACGCAATCTGCATCCTCAGACGCTAATACGCTGGATGATTATGAGGAGGGGACGTTTACGCCTACCGATGCAAGTGGGGCAGGGTTAACGCTAACCACGGCAAGAGGACGTTATACAAAAATAGGTAGAGAAGTTACTTGTTATATTGTGGTTACGTTTCCATCAACAGCAAGCGGAAGTGGGGTTGCTATTGGCGGTCTTCCTTTTACATCTGCAAATCCTTATGGTAGTGGTGATGCAGGATTTGGTGGTTCAATAAGTTACACAAATACAAGCTCAACTTTTAGTTCGTTTTTGGCTCAAAACAGTACAACTGCAACTTTTTATACCAATGCTGGCGGGGCTGTTGTCAATTCAACATTTTCAACGAAAGAAACTCAATTTATTTTGAGGTATTTCACTTAATCACACCAGATTAGTGTGATCGGACTAACGAAAGGAACTTAAATGATTACGAAACAAACAGTAATAGACCAGATTACCGTTCAAGAGAACGGCATCATCCTGTATCGGGAAGCCACTCGCATCATGGAAGACGGTAAGGAACTCACAAAGACCTATCACCGCACATCCCTAACACCAGGACAAGACCTCACAGGGCAACCAGAGAAGGTGGTAGCGATTGCTCAAACAGCGTGGACACCAGAGGTTGTAGCAGCCTATGAAGCAGCGCAGCAAAATCAAATCGGAGTTCAGCCATGACAACTTTTACTTGGACAATCTCTGCGCTCAACTGCATCCCGCAAACCGCTGAGGGGCAAGATTATGTGGTTACGGCGCACTGGCAATGTACAGGCGCTGATGGCGCTTACACAGGTCAGGTATACAGCACTTGCTCATTCCCAGTGGAGAGCAAAACAAGCTTTACACCTTATGCTGACTTGACGCTCAATCAAGTGCTTGGTTGGATATGGGCTAATGGTGTGGATAAAGACGCAACTGAGGCCGCAGTAGCGCAGCAGATTGAAAATCAAATTAACCCACCTATCGTTACCCCACCACTTCCTTGGAGCCAAGCATGAACGACCAAGACGTAACCGTAAAACTTTCCCTGATGAACAACATCATCGGGTATCTAGGCACACGGCCTTATGGTGAAGTGTTTCAGATCGTACAAGCCATTCAAGAGCAAGTAGCGCCACAACTTCAAGTAGCCTCTGAAGTAAAAGCGGAAGAGTAGATGGACGACAAAACCCACGAGCTAGCTGTACTCAAAGCGCAGGCTAAGATTCGGCTTGAAGAGCTTAAAGCACAAGACTCGGCCAAAGAAGTAGCAGGAAAAGCCATTGGCGAAGATGGGCTGCTTTATATTTTCTTAATCGTGCTCGTGGGTGTTGGTGCATCTCTTTTCCTTGATGGCGAGAAAATTGCCGCTGTAATGGGTCTTCTTGGTGCTTCACTTACTGCACTTATTCAAATGCTGAATGGGATCGCAGGTACTGCACCGAAGCAGGAAAAGCCTGAGTTTGAAGTCATCAAGGATCTCATTACACGTTTGGACAAGCTTGATCGTGCCGAGCCACCCATGCAAGTTGATGTTGAAGGCAGCAAGGTAACGGTCAAGAAAGGTGCCGACATCGTAACGGCTAAGGGGTAATTATGTTTGAGCTACTTAGCGGCGGTCTTTTAGGCTCCATCTTCGGCGGCATCTTTCGGCTTGCCCCCGAGGTTTTGAAGTTCTTGGACAAAAAGAACGAACGTCAGCATGAACTCAGCATGTTCCAACTTCAGACCGATCTGGAGAAGATGCGCGGTGAATTCAAGATGGAGGAGAAGTATGTTGACTACTCCATTCAGCAGATGGACACGATTAAAGAGGCTTTTAAAGAACAGGCTCAGACTGCTAAAGAGGCAGGATGGCTTGCAAGTTTCATTACTGCTATTACACGCCCCGGTCTTACTTGGATTGCATTTGGCGTATACGTGGCTGTTAAAGTCGCGGGGTTAACGATTGCCTTCCAGACCAACGCGAACTGGGCCGAGGTCTTAACCAAGTCCTATGACGAGGACGACTTTGCCATGCTGAACATGATGCTTACGTTCTGGTTTGTAGGACGATCAATTGAGAAGTACAACAAAGGTGGGTAGTCGTGGAAGCCTTGATCGATTCCCTCGCAAGGGTTTGGTTCTTGGGGGTTGCGCTTGTTGGCGTGGCCGTTTATGCCGTGACCATTAAGACTCGGCTTGATTACTTGGAGAAGGACCACGATAGGCAGATCCATGCTCTTTGGGAACACGTCAACCGATTGATCAAAGAGAAGTCCAGTGAATGAGGCTAAGAAGCTTTGCAAGGATGTATTAATTAAGCCTTTTGAAGGCTTGGCAAAGCGTTT